GATAAATGATCGTACTTGCTGCGTATTTGAGTCCAGAACCTCCCCCCATTTCTTTCGTTGGTACATAAGCTCCGATGACATCGTATGTATGATTTGTGACAAGGAGTGGAACATTTGCTTGACCTAATTTGAGTGTGAGCATTCGGAATGCACCTTTGACCAATTGAGATTTGGTCATGTCACGAACTTGTTTGTCGTTCAGTGCATCAGTGATTTCTTTCTCAGTGGAAAGCATACCCAGAGAGTCTAACACAAACATACAGGGTTTGCGTTCTTCAACGGGTTTCTTAAGGTACATATCTACAGCTTTGAGTGCCTTCCCACGAAACTCTTCAATAGTAACAACGTTAACAACAACCAGACGAGAAGTATCAATTCCACGGGATTCTACAAGCGATTTGGTGATAGCAGCCTCAGTGTCAAAGTAGAGACAGTAACCATCGGGATTAGCATCAAGAAAATTCTTAACAACGGCGAGAGAGAAAAAAGTCTTTCCAGTACTAGACTCTCCAGCAATAGCAGTAATCTTATTCCCAGATACACCACCAAATACACTACCTGAAACCAGTGCATTAAAAATGTATGAACCCGTATCAACATAAGTTTCTGTTTCGTCGATGTCTGATGCTAGTTTGGTGTAATCATCACCAATTTCTTTTACAATATCTTTAAGGAAGTCCATTTTAATTATACAAGATCAAGGTTATCTACAGAAAAATTCATACTAATTGTAATTCTTGGGTCATTGATTTTTTGAATAGGTACAAAATGAGGAAGATATGATGGAAAAATTATAAAATCATTTTCTTCAACATTCAAATTAAATGAATTAAAAACTACAGAGTGATTAATATCATTGATAGGGTAAACATTTCTTATTTTATTTCTACTATTATAAAATAGATGACAATTTGTATGATTGTGAAAAATAATTGATGGATGTTCTTTATCGAGTTTTAAAAAAAATACTGCACTATAAATATTATCCTCGGTTATGTGATCATGAATTTCTTGGTTATATCCATTTAAATAGTAATTATACCAAATATTTGAAACATAATATGAATGAATTTTTAAATTTGATTTTCTGGAAAATGTTTCATATTCTTTTGTGAAATAAGAAATTATTTTTGAGTAATCTATATTATTATTTTCATATATTGTTGAATGAACTTTACATGACCATTCTGGATTTGAATTTAATTTATTTTTTTTAAAATTTTTTTCTATTTGATAGAGAATATCTTGCCTATCTTTTTGATCGAGTTCCAACTTGGATTTCCATATTTTAGATGAAAATAAGTCACTTATCATAATTTTTTAACCAAAGAATGAATCAAGATTTACAGTTTTTTCCACACTCCACCCAATAGCGTCAAGGATGGTTTTCATAGGTTCTAAGAATGCCTTTTCAAATTGTAAGTCGTAGTCAATATATTTGTCAACACCAAGTTCCCTAGGAAAATCTTGAATGTACGAGATCACATTTTCATGAAATGGATTTGGTTTTTTAAGGTAGCAGAACTTAATTTTCTCACCATTCTGAATAAGTGAATATTTATTTGTCAGTTTCCTTTCCTTAATGTAGTGATTGAACAATAGAGCTCCACGAACATGAATAGGTGTTCCCTTCTCATAGATGTTTGAACTTGATCGATACTTCACAACATCAGAAACGGAACGAGGGAAAGAGATATCTTCTGGTGGGAGTTTTTTAAACTTCGTTCTACAGTCCTCAATAAAATCAATCACATCATCTTCCGTTCCATTCATGATTAACTTGAGAGTATCTTTAATCATCTTGCGACATGGTGCTGGAGTTGATGATTTAACTGCCTCAATACCCATGATTTTTAGTTTAGGTTCCTCATAACGAACACCCTCACTATCCCAAACATTGAGAATGTACCGTTTCTTAGCAGTCCAGATTCCACGGTCAGCAATATTCTCCCGTTTCATCTGCATCTTTTGATCATATGCATTCACATAGTCAGCCAATTCTTGGTAAGAACCCTCAATATACTTTTCAAGTTCCACTTCACAGATCTTATTAAGGAACGAGACAATGCCTTCAGTAGTTTTCTCTCTTCCTTTGAATATAAGTTCAACCAAAGGACCCATATTAAGGTAAATAGAATCAGTATCTGAAGCAATAACATAGTCCACACCTTCCGTCTTAAGAATTTTATTGAGGTAGGTATTCATTTTACCTTCAATCCATCGGATAGATACCTGACCAGAAAGGGTAATAGCCTCAGCATTAGCTAGTTTGTAATACCTAAAGTATTGATTTCCAATGGCACCATAAGCAGAGTTAAGTTGAATCTTACGAGCCATCTGAAAGTTATTAAACTTAGAAATATCCTTTTGAGTTTGATCTCTAAGTTTAAGAAGTTGAGAATCAGTCAGTTTACTGTAGTCTGTATCAGAAACAATAATCTCATTTTCCTGTTCTTCTTTGTTTCCACCAATCAAATAACCCATTAAGAAAGTCCCCTCTTCTTCATTTCAGCTTCAATATCGACCAATTTTTGTTTTGACTTAAGCATTTTCTTCTTAAATGTCTTTCGGTCAAGATACATTTTCTCCATTAGTTCAGGGAGAATTCCACGAGTATCTTTACGATACATGGCACCATTAGCACATACAGAATAATCCTTATAAAGTTCAAAGTTTATTTCTTCATTCAGAATTTTATCTACTGTAACTGTTGGATGTCTATCCTCAAGAAGTGTTTCTGGAGAAATATTGTATTGCATGATCAGGTGTGGATACAGTGAGTTAAGGTCAAAGTTCACAACCCAATCATAAACTCCTGGAGTTGGTTCTTTAACATAAGCACCTGCATATTTCTCATCCTTGTGAGACCTATTCTTTGGAGGAATAACGATGTTCCTCTTCTTCAGATAGTTGTAGATAATATTGTCCCACATACGAACCTGAAAGAATACATCCTCATAGTTTACTTTAGCGTCGTATGCCATCGTAATAGCCAACTCGATGAGTTTCATCTTTTCCTCAAGACGATCCACGAGTTCCACGTCAATGATGTTATACTCCACAAACTTTTGCCAGTTTTGAGTATAGAAATCTTTGAAAGTATCAAACTCTGAGTGATCCAGTTTCTTCTGTCCGAGTTCTACTGAAGCAATATGATCCAAACGATAAGATTCTTGGTTCGTATAGGTAAATTTCTTATACAATTCCAAGTAATCTAATTGTGTGATTCCACCAATATCATAATCAATGTGCTTTCTTCCAGCTACAAAAAACTCACCCTCAGTCACAAGACCCCAAGGAGAGAAAGATTTTGTAACCTTCTCACCGAGAACACGATTTAGGCGACGACAAATATAAGGAACGTCATACAATCGAATATTCCACCCAGTAATAACCTCTGGAGTATTTGAGGACCAATAATCAAGGAAGTTTTGAAGTAACCTATACTCAGATCCACACTCAATATACTTTACATTATCCTGTTTATTATTGAAAGGATATACTCCCCAAGTAATAATTTTCTTAGTCGAATAATCTTGAATTGTAATTGTTAGAATCTCCTCTGAAGCAGACTCTACATCAGGGAATCCATTCTCAGAAGCAACCTCAATATCAAGAGTTACGAGTTTGATCTTGGTAATATCAAACTTAATCTCATCTTCAGGATACTTTTCAGAAATATACTGAAAAACATATCGATCATTACCGTAGATCTTGAATCCATCTACGTTTTCGTATTTCTTATAAAAGTCTCGACATTCTCGAACTGAACCAGGAACAATTGGTTCTACATTCTCACCATCGAGAGTTTTATATTTTGATTCTTTTTTTGAAGGAACAAAGAGGGTTGGTGAGAACTCCTCTTTGAACATAACACTTTTACCATTTTCATAACCACGGACGAGAAACTGGTTCCCGATCATTTGCACATTGGTATAAAATCTCATTTAAGCAAGTTCTGATATTTTTCAAGAAGTGTTGGTTTAGGATCAGCAATAGTCAGAATCTTATCAGAATGAATCATAAAAGTATTCTGAGAACAAACTCCAACTAACCAAGGAGATAGAGTTTCATCCTTTTCATTCAAAACAAAAGGTTCAACCAGTTTACAATCTGGTTCCCCAAGTTCAGAAGTAACTTCCTCAATCTGAGATATCAGAATCTGATTGTTCAGTAGTACTAGTAGTTTCGTCATTTTTCTCTCCAATTTTCAATACATTTTTTTCATACATACTTTTCAACTTATCCAAAGGTTCTACTAATGTAACAACCCAATCAGATGGAACGGGAACTTTTTTATCTTTAGTAAAAGGAATCCACGGAACAAGATTAATATCAAAGGAATGTTTGAGTGTTTCTTCATCATTCTTAGAAACAATCTCAAAATCTCTTAGAAGAACAGCTTGTGGTTTGCAAAACAAGTATCCAACAACTCTACTATTATCTCCTTCTCCAACCACCATCTCTTGAATATCAGAAATGATATTTTCACCAGATTTCAAGTGAGCAAGTTTTACGGTCATAATACTCCAATACCTCTAACTACTATACCAATAAAAAGAGGGGAAGTCAACTGGATTTTGCC